GGGCGTTATGACGTTTGGAGAGGGCGCGGACGGACTGCCCGTGAAAGAATTGCGAATTGCGATCGAACCAGTGCAGGCCGGGAGCGGGTCGCCCTCCACATCGAACGTGCGGAATATCACCGGATGGGCCGGATGCAATGTCACCATATCCGGCGGCGAGAATCCGGTCGTATATCCGATCACCTTTCCCACGGAGGCCGGGACCGTATACGGTGGAGAGCTAACAATCTTCCAGGATGGATCAGCGCGGCTGTTTGTGGATCGGATGATCCTGAACTATGACGGGCAATGGAAGTGGATAGACGGAAGCCTTGTTCCCGAAGGCTGGGCTCTGAATGCCAGCATGAATACCGGCGAGTACAATTATTTCAGCAATACGTACAAGGGAACCGAGCGCTTTGTCAACAGCAGCGTTATTAAGCCCCTTTGTAACGAAATGCTTGTTGCTAATATTGATTACAACATGTGGAGCGTCGGCGTTTCAATCGTAAACAACCAAGACATTCTTGTCCGCTATGCCATGGACAACAGTCTAACTGTATCCGACCTTGAGGCCTGGCTCGGACAGCATCCTCTGCAGATTGTCGCATGGCTGACGGATGCGAGCAAAAAGACCTTCACGTTCACAGCAAGCCAGGTCATGACGATACTGGGGAACAACAGCATCCAAGCAGACACCGGGGATATCAACCTGCTGACCTATCTGGTTGACAGCACCATTGCGCATACTGAAATGCAGCAGGGGCTTTCTTCTTTGAGTTCCTCAAAGGGACAGCCGAACGGAATCGCGGAGCTGGACGCTGAAGGCATCGTTCCGGGGGATCGGCTGCCTCCGATCGCATCGCCGGTAGATACGGAAACAGCGGGCGAGAACCTGACTACGCTGACGTTGACGGACGCGATTGATTTTGCCGCGCTACACGGGATCCGGGTGAAAGTCTTGCCGAGGCAGCCCCTGGGCGGCTATTACAATCCGTGGGGACCTGGGAAAGGGCGTAATTTGCTCAATCCGACCTCATACCACAGTGCATCCAACTATGGCGTAAGGTTTACAAAAGGCACAGACGGCAACATATCCGTTTCTGGGAGATTGACCAGCCCATCCTATGTAGGGAGACGGATCGATCTTGGCTACATCACACTCCCTGCCGGGAGCTACAATCTGACCACTAACATAGCAAATGAAGCGGTAGGTCTTGTGTTAGTAGCTGGCAGCACGATCGCCGAGGCTTACGGAAAGTCGAGTGACACCTTCACTCTTTATAGTGCTTCGACCGTAATCGATATTTACGCTGTTGTCAAAACCCAATATACAACACTCAGTGGGAAACTAAACCCAATGATCCTGAATGGATGGGATCATGATTATGAAAACTGGGAGCCGTATTCCAACATCTGCCCGATCACGGAGATGAGCGCGAGCGCTCCAAAATTGACCGCATCCGGGAACGATCCATGGGCTTTTGCCGGAAGCAACAGCGGGATCTACGGCTGCGAAGTAGAAGGAACGCCCGGTGGCAGCGGCGTGTTACGAGTGACGCACAGATCGATCGCCTCCTACGCAGGAGAGACGCTGAACAGGCGCTGGTGGAGCTCCCATGAATCCTACAGGGGGGGCACCAGGCCCACCACCGGTGCACAGGTAGTTTACGAGCTTGCAGAACCGGAGGAAATCGCGATCACCATTCCGGAAATGCGAGTGAGCTCGCCGCATAAGATCATCTCCAGCTGGGAATGCGCAGAGATCTGGGCAAAATACGAGGGGAACACACAGAAATACATCGACGATGCAGTCGGAAAGAAGCTGGGCAAACCGGAGAACACCGCGGCCGGGGACCTGATCTACATCAATGCAAACGGCGGAAGCGTGCGGCTTGGGATCGGCACGGAAGGACAGGTGCTGACCGTGGGAGCGGACGGGGTGCCTGCCTGGGCAGACCTGCCGCGGGCCACTGTCAGCGAGGCTGCGGAGATCATCAGCGAATACGTCGTACCTGAGCCGGAGGAGGAGGAGACATGAGCACACAGCAAAACGCGCGGAAGCTGGTCACCATTGAGGACCTGAAGCGGATCCATGACGACCTGCGGAACCGGTCGGAGGGGAACGGCAATCTGATCGGCCTGTTGACCGTGAACCTGGGAGACCTGGAGGGCGACGTCCAGGACGCGATGGACGCCAGCGCGGCGGCCAGCCAGCAGGCGGCCGCCGTTGAAGAGGACGCGGAAGCGGCGCTGCAGACCGCCGGTGAAGTCAAAAGCCTGGTGGACGAGCTGAACGAGATCCTGGAGGCGAACGACCTGAACCGGCTGAACCGGCCGAACATGCTGAAGGCCAACAGCTGGTATGACCGGGTGGACAAGCCGCACACGGAAATGGTGCTGTACACGGTGAACATCCCGGCAGAGACGGCAGAGCAAGCCGCGCAGCCGATTACCGCGACCATTACGAACGAAGCCCTGACGGCGGACTGCACAATCTACACCGTGGATACGGAGGCTCCGATTGATCCGGACGATGTTGCGCTGACCAGCGCGGCAGCGGGATCCGCGACCATCACCATTCCGGCGCGGACGGGGGCGCATGAGGACGCGTACACCGTGGACGTTGTTCTCTGCGAGCACGCGATTGAGATCCAGATCTACGGCAATACGTGGTGGCGGATCGGAATGGACAAGCCGTACATCAAGAATGTTTCAGGAGGCCGCAGCCAGACGCCGGGGGTGGATCCGGATGTCATTTCCGCGGCACCGGTGGCGTTGGAAACGCCCATCATTGATCCGGATGATGAGGAATACACCATGGCGCTGGCCTTCACGATTTCCCAGGCGAACACGGCCTGGGGCAACGTGGAGGAGATGTGCTGGCTGTATGGCAACCACGGGGCCGGGACGTTCCGGGAGGGCGGCGCGATCCAGGAGTCCGGAAACATCAAGGAGATGGTCGTCGGGGAAACCTACACCATGAGCTTCTGGGCGCGGGTGACCAACGGATCGAAGGCGCTGGTGCGGCTGCACTGGAACACGAAGGACCAGAGTCAGCTCACCACGGACAGCGAGAGGGCAAAATGGATCACCATTGATGGATCCCGCTGGAAGCGGTACTACTGGACGTTTGTTTTCGCGCCGACGGGGAACCAGTACACGGACACCGTGACAGAGGTCACGGAAGAGGTGGATGGGCAGACCGTGACCGTCAACGAGACGAAGCGGGTGGCCAACTGGTACAAGGACATCAGCTGGGGGATCTCCAGGAAGTATGCCGGGACGGTGCAGCTGACCGGGTTCCGGCTGGTGCACGGCGAGCTGCACATGCATACGCTTTTCGATGAGCTGGACGCGCGGATCGCGGCACTGGAGGCCATTGTGACTCCGACGCAGCAGGCGCAGAGTCTTGCCATGAGTCCCAGCCCGGGGCAGGCGGCTATCACTGAGCCGGAAGAGGAAGAGACTGGCGCAGCTGAGACAGAAGAGCTGACCGGCGCGGAGACGGAGGCTGAACCGGAAGAAACGACGGAAACGGAGGGTGAAACGATATGATCACGCTGCCAAAGAACCTGAAGGAGATCGGGGACGGGGCCTTCCGGGGCTGTGAGTCGCTGGAGGGCGAGGTGCTGGTGCCCTCCGGGCTGCAGCGGATCGGGACGGCCGCGTTTGCCGGAACGAACATTACAAAAATCACCGTGCAGCACGAGGACAGGGAGGAAACATCCGATGAGGGTGAGTGAGCTTAAATGGGAACTGCGGAAGCGCCAGGACGGGCGGCTGCGGATCTACGTCACCAGCGTAGAGAAGGAACTGTCGCAATGCATGGCCAACGCCGCTGAATACGAACGGAAATTCCGGAAACACCTGGAGCAGGCCGGAGAGTATAACAGCGTGGACGTGATTATCAACAGCCATGGGGGCGCGTGCGCCAGCGCCATGGGGATGACCCGGGCGATGGAGTCGATCAGGATGCCCGGGCGGTTCCTGATTGACGGGGCCTGCGGGAGCGCGGCGACGCTGATCCCCTGCGCGCTGAATGGCAAGGTGTACATCACGCCCACCAGCCATTACTACATCCACCGGGCGACTATCCGGAAATATCACCGGGACGGCACCGGATGGAGACTGATCGGGACCATGCAGAAGGGCGCCGTGGACAATCTGCTGCGCCATGCCTACAAGACCAAGACAAAGCAGAAATGGAAGGTTATCCGGGAATGGATGGCCAACGGGACGCGGTTTTCTCCCCAGGAAGCGGTGGATGCCCGGCTGTGCGACGGGATCATGACGCGGGCCGAGTTTGACAAGGAGTGACAGGAGCATGGACAGGATCAAGCCGACAAGGCGGGAAGACGGAAAGACGTTCTGCGGGAAGTGTAATGCGCAGATCGTTTTTTATTGGGCCAGGAGGCCGGAGTTCTGCGCGCTGTGCGGTGCGCCCATTGAATGGGAGCCGGATAAGACCGCGATCCAGCGGCTGCGGCTGAGCGTTGAGGCGAGCGAGCGGGAGAACGACAAGATGACGCGGCTGACCACCCGGGACGGGCGGGCGCTGCTGGATCTGCTGGAGTTCATGGAGGACCTGGACGATGGAGGGGAGGCGGCTGCCGAATGCTCTGGTGGTGGGGAAGCGTCATCTGTCTGACCGTGGGGACGGTCGTGTGCGCGCTGTGTCTGAATATTCTGGAAAGGATGAGGCAGGATGGCTGATCCGATTCGCCTGGAGCGGATGGAAAACGGGCACTTTCAGGTGCAGCAGGGGCCGCTTAAGTGGCCCTTCAACTCTACACCCGTCGGATCATATGACACGGCGCCGATGGAACCGGTGCAACTCCCGCCTGCAACCGAAGAAGAAACCGAGATGCTGCTTAATATTCTGAGCGTTCCGGCGCCGGAAGAGAGCAAGGAGGAATAGGAAAATGATCTCTGCATGGTGGCTGATCCCGGCTGTGATGGTCGGAGCGTTGGCCGGAGTTCTGATCATCGGATTGGTATCGGCGAACAGGGAGTGACCTGAAGAACACAAGTAGCCTCTGGCCTATCCGGTGGGAAAGGGTGAAAGCATACCCGGCAATGGGATGCCAGAGGTGCGATAGAGGATTTGGGCGTAGAAATTGGTCTGCGCCCTACCTCGTTCAAACTATGCAAAGAAGGACATTAAATGTGTATCAGTGTGTATCATAGCACACGCCGGGGGAGATGCCAGCATCATTCCCGGTTTCCATTAATATTGTCGGTTTGCCAGATTAAAAAAAGCAATGGCTGGCTGTAATTGGGGCGTACTCCATCCGATTGTTAAGGGGGTATAAAAAATTGATTGAATGGTACTGGGCAGTCATTACCTTAGTGATCGGTGTGATATTCGGAATCACAATTTGTGGCCTTGTAAGCGTGAACAGCAAGGATGAACATAAAAACTGGTGGGAGGAGTGATCCGCTATGATTGCGCGTCCAACAGATCAAAACGGGGATATGGTCCCTGTTGCGTACGCCTCCCAGATGATCGGTGGGGCAAAAGCCGTTGCTCAGGTTGTGAAGCAGCGGCTTTCGCTTTACTTCGGGGAGTGGTGGGAAGATGAGAGCGAAGGCTTCCGGCTTCCTCAGTTCCTGGCTGACGGCATTCGTCAGGAAAACATTGAGATGCTTGTTAAGTACATCTCGAGCTATGTAGCAGCAGCAGAGGGCGTAACCTCTGTAGATGGGACATCGATTGTCATGGACGGCAGGCGAATGATCTACAGCTGCGTGGTACACGTCGGAGAAGAAACGGAACAGTTGGAGGTGGAGCTGGATGGCGTACTCTCGTCCCAGTATTGACGCTGGTGGGATTCATATCCCTGTATTCGACGATATTCTTGAGCACCTGATCGAACAGTACAAGATCATATTTGGGGAGGATGTATATCTCGGAACGGACTCAAAGGACTACCAGATGTTGGCGGTTTTCGCGAGAGCCCTGGATGATTATGGAGCCCTCGCGGTAGAGGCCTACAACTCCCGGAGCCCTCTGTACGCAGCCGGAGATTCCCTGGATGTGTTGTGCACGATCGTTGGTATTACCCGGAGAAGCTCTGAAAACGCTGAGGCTGATGTGCAGCTGTCCGGTATACCTGGGACCATCATCGAAGCCGGGTGCCAATTCTCCGACATCAATGGGGATCTGTGGGACCTTCAGGATGAATGCATCCTCGCTTCCAACGGGAAATCGACCGGTCATGTAGTCAAGGAAGAGCCCGGGCGGGTTTCCCTTGTTGCTGGGTATATCAATTCAGTATACAGCACGATTATCGGACTGGAGAGCGTGCAGAACACGACGACCGGATACGCAGGAAAGGATACGGAATCAGACGATGATCTGAGATATCGGATGCGTCTTGCGCTGCTTTCCAGAGCAATGACCGTTGACATCGCGATTGAATCTGCAATCAGCCAGCTGGATGGCGTTGAAGGCGTAAAGGTCTACATAAACGACTCCCACACTACGGACAGTCACGGAATACCTTCTCATACAATCTGTCCTGTTGTATTCGGCGGGAACGACGACGAGATTGCTCAGGCGTTCTTCAACGCAAAAGCGCCTGGCATCGGAACCTTCGGAGATATCACGAGAGCTGTAACCGATGCTTACGGGCGGCAGGAAACCGTGAGCTTCAAGCGCCCCGATATCAAGCCTTTCAGTGTGACGATAACGGGCACGGTCTATAACGGCCAGGTTGACCTCAACACGATGAAACAGCAGATCAAAGATTCCATTCTCGAATGGGGCAACAAGCTTGAAGTAGGGGAAAGCCTGATCGTAAGCCGGATTTACCCGGAGATCTATTCATCCATTCAAGCCGCGGGCGTCGCTATAACCGGTGTAACGGTGAATATCGGCTCCGGAGAAGAAGCCTCCATGATAGAAGCTGGCTGGGACTGGAAGTTTGTAATCGATTCTGCTGACGACATTGACACAGACGGCATTGTGATGGGGTGACAATATGGATATAAACGAATATCTGGATCTGATCCCAACCGAAAACTCAAAGCCGATCGAGGAGAACGGTGTACAGAAGACATCGAAGTTCATGCGGTTTCTGGAGGCTGTGCTTTCTCCGATCATGGACCTGCAGTCCACCGTGACGAACTCCCGCGCACATAGCGCAAGGTCTGCTGTTGGTGAGCAGTTGGACATGGTCGGTTCAATCATCGGTGTTCCGAGGGCGCTTCCGTACATACCGTCGAGCGGAAATCCGAATATGACGGACAGTGAGTATCTCCTCGCTCTTCAGCTCAGAATTGCCCAGGAATCCTGGGATGGAAAAAACGAGAGTGCAGCGGAAATCTATCAAAGGATCGTCGGTGAAACAATCAACATCGACTACGAGGACAATCTTGATGGCACGATGACCATCAATGTGGACGTAGAGGGTCAGGCGATCGCTCAGATCTTCAGCGCCACGAGCGAATTCCTGGCCCCGGCTGGCGTTGACGTCACGATCGGCGTGAACGACAAGCCGTCCGCTGAAACATGTTATTTCGGAATTGCCGTGAATGGTGTTGAATACGATCTCTATCTCGAACTCAGGAGGGATGAATAATGGCATGGACAGTAACTTTCACTGAAAACGGAATCCAGATGATGTCGCAGCTTGCGGCCGGGGCTGTTCTGAGCCTCACTAAGGTCCAGACAGGCGAAGAGACTGCGCAGGATCTTTACCATGCCACAGCAGTCAGCGGCCCGGTAACAACCGGCGCAATGACGAGGCAGGTTGAGTCTGATGGCGTCATAGTCAAGATCCGGATCTATTCGCATACCAGCGCGTATGTAATGAAACAGATCGGCATCTTCGGGAAGGTCGACAACGGCCAGGAAAAGCTCTTCGCGCTGATGCAGAACACGGACGGCATCGAAATTCTGTCCAAGGCTGATTTCCCGGACTTCGCCTTCAATGTTTCTCTGTTTATCGAGTCCAGCAACACCGACAACATTTCCGTGACAATAAACCCGAGCGCTCTGGTGACGGCCGCACAGCTTGCAGAGGCGACCGCGCATGTGATCGACATCGTTCGTGAATACTACACGACAGCATCCTCTGTCAGCTGCCCTTGTGCTGCAGGAAACAACAAGTCGTACCTTGTCTGGTGCTCCGGCAGCGAAGGGGACGGCATTATGGACGATACATACGGAGGCCTGTTCCTTGTCTCAAACGGCAAGTACGCCGCAATCAAGCAAGGCTCCAACATCTCCGCCTCTGTTCACGATGGAAGCTTTATCGTCACCAGCACCGTAAGCGTTCCCATGGCAGTCATTGAGCTGTAAGGGGTGATCCTATGGCAGTATACAAAACTGTATCAACGGGCGCGAGCAGCACGCAGCGCGTCATTGTATCGATCAGCGGAGAATACGGGTGGGACAGAAGCGACTCTGGCGGCGTCCTGATTCGCGTTAATGGCGTAGACAGATGTTCATCGCGTGGGGACTATTGGACATCGTTTAACGCCACGTTTGAACTGGCTGTCGGTACAGCCACTGTTGTCGTTGAGTATTACCACGGCAAGGTCAATTATTGCGATGTAAGCATTCAATTGATCGAGACAGAATTCTCAATTACAACGACTGCAGGAACAGGCGGCACATTGGCAGCCAGCGCACAGAGGGCAATAATTGGAACAACGATAACGCTGACTCCGACACCGAATAGCGGCTATCAGTTCAGCAGCTATTCGGACAAGGTTCCGTCCAACCTGGCTATCAACAACAATCAGTTTACGATGCCCGGCCAGAACGTGAGCGTAAAGGCGAATTTCTCAAAGCGCACATACAACATCTCTGCAAACGGGAATCCGGCTGCAGGTGGTACCGCAACAGTCAGCAAGGCAACCGGCCAGATCGGCGATGTGATCACTGTTAGCCACTCTGACAACACCGGCTACACATTCAAAGGCTTTACAAGCAGTCCGGCAAACCTGATATCGAACAATAAGTTCACAATGCCAGCCAGCAACGTCACCGTGACCGCCAACTACACGCATAACGAGTATACGATCACAAAGACATCAAGTCCCACTGCGGGAGGAACTGTGACGGTTGGAAAGACCAAGGCGTATTATAACGACGAGGTTACCGTATCGGCTACGCCTTCTGCAGGGTACAGGTTCGTAAAGTGGCAAACAAGCCCGTCATTGACGATCTCGAGCGGGAAATTCACCATGCCGAACGGAAACGTTTCAATAACGGCTGTATTTGAGAAGATCACATACAGCATCAGCGCAAACGGGAATCCGGCTGCAGGTGGTACCGCAACAGTCAGCAAGGCAACCGGCCAGATCGGCGATGTGATCACTGTTAGCCACTCTGACAACACCGGCTACACATTCAAAGGGTTCACGAGCAGTCCGGCAAACCTGATATCGAACAATAAGTTCACGATGCCAGCCAGCAACGTCACCGTAACGGCAAACTACACGCATAATGAGTATGCAATCACGGGGACGCCAAGTCCCGCTGCGGGAGGCTCAATAACACTCGGGAAGACTAAGGCATACTACAATGATGCGGTAACGGTCTCTGCTACACCGGCGACAGGATACAGATTCGTTAGATGGCAGACAAGCCCCTCCGTGACGATTGCAAACGGAAAATTCAACATGCCAAACGAAAACATCTCCGTGACGGCTGTGTTCGAAAAGATTCCGCGAGCAATCAATTACAATGTCAATCCGGCGAATTCCGGCCAGATAACATCAGACCATGGCGGAACAGCCGAATACGGCGACGTTGTTACCTTGTCTTACACAGAACAGAACGGTTACCTGTTCGATAGTTACTCTTCCGACGATGTAACGATAACAAACGGCAAATTCACGATGCCGAACAAGGACGTCACGATTGTCGGTAATTTTTATCCGGGCAGAAGCACTTGTACGCTGGACAAGAGTGCATATACAGGCGGGGAGACCGCAGTGCTGACGATCAATGCGGAAAGAGCGTTTTTTGCGCACAAATACAGGTTGAACTTTGGCCTTGGAATGGACACGGGTTTTGTAGACGTTCCGGCTGGAACCTATTCCGTCAGTATCTATATCCCGCTTGAATGGAGCAAATTCCTGGAAAGCACTCCGAAAACAGGAGGCGTTCTTACACTTCAGACATACAACGGGAAAACGCTGACCGGTGAGTACGAAATCACGGGGATCTCCTACGCGGCGCGTGGAGGAACCATTCCGAAGCTAAAGCTTTCCAGAGCAAAGGAATCGGGAGCTTATAAGCTGGACGGCGTACGGGCAACCTATGAGATTGCCATCCCGGCAGGGGTTTCATCATACAAGCTGATCTATGGAGATGAGTCCGTTTCCGCTCCGGCGGCCACCGGTTTCATTATTCCTGGGAGCAAAAAGGTCATACCTCTGGAACAGTCCGATGTTGTTACGCTTGAAATCACATACGGCAAGGAAACATTCCGGCTCATGGAATCCGTCCCTGCCGTTGTGATTATCAACAAGAACGTTAACCCTGAGTCATAATAAAAGGAAGTGGTGCGAAAAATGGAAGAGATTTTTGCCTGGGTAAAAGGGAACTGGGGATGGATCATTGCTGTGCTGTCGGTATTATTCGAAATAACGCCGATAAAGCTTCACCCGGTGACGGCTGTCCTCCGGTGGATCGGCAACAGATTAACAGGGGACATCCGGCAGGATATTGCGGACCTGAGGCGGGACGTGGACGAACAACGCATGTCCGGAATCCGAAGTCTGGTCCTGGATTTCTCAAATTCGTGTCTGAATGGAAGAAAACACACGAAAGAAGAATTTGATCACATCATCGAGGAGAACAAAACATACGAGGAGCTTGTGAAAAAATACAAGATCCAGAACGAAGTCTACAAGGAAGCATACGCCTATATCAAAAGGATCTACAGGAAACGCATGGATAGACGGGATTTCCTATCGACCCCAACAATTGAAATGGATGTAGATGACACGGAATGAGGTGGTCATGTGTTCAAACGGATTGATCCGCGAAAGCAGTTTTCCAAACATTTAGCCAGGTATGGCGCTGCATTCTGGGGACTGTACCTGCTGATCATCGCCGCGCTGATCTACTTCCAGCCGGAGACCGCCATTGCCTGCGTGTACTTGGTGCTGATCGTCACTGCAAACAAGATCTTTGACACCTGGGCTTACACGAAGAACTCGACCTATGAGAAGGGCCTGCTGGCTATGCTGGATAAGACGAAGATGGAGCTGAGCCTGAAAGGCACTGCACATACGTCCTCCGGCAAAAAGACTGCGAAGGAAGACGATGACGATGAAAAAGGTTCCGTAAGCGAAGACGAAGGAGAAGGAGGTAATGGCTGATGCTGGATCTGAACAAAATGATTGATTCCGCGCACGAGTGCATCGGTTGGCCGTATGAGTCACCGGGAACGAACGACAGGAACGGCATCGACTGTTCCGGCATGTTCGTCAAAATGTACAGGGACCAAGGCAAGAAGATTTATCATGGCTGCAACACGATCTTCCGGGAATACTGTTCAGAAACCGGAAAGATCACCAGTGCCAAGGATCTGCAGGTCGGCATGGCCGTGTTCAAGCGGAAGGCCTGGACGGATGCCGACAAAGGCAATAAGTGGTACGGGACGGATCCCGGAAACCTGAGCCATATCGGATTCGTGACCAGCGTCAATCCGCTGGAGATCACGCACTGCACCAGCCCTGTCGCGAAGACGGATTCCTCCATCGGCAAATGGGCTTACTGGGGGAAGCTGAAGGATGTGGACTACGGATCCGATCCTGGCCCGTCACCTTCTCCGGATCCCGGTCCATCTCCGGAACCGGATCCGCGCCGGAACATGTACACCTTCGCAGAGAACGGGAAACCGATCAATCTGCGGGCGAAAGCCAGCATGAAGGCAGCTCTGGTAGACAAGGTTCCTGTCGGTCAAGCTGTAACCTGGCTGAAGGATAACGGCGCTGGCTGGGCCTATGTTCAGTGGGGGTGGAAGAAAGGCTGGATGATGGAATGCTTCCTGATTGAAGAACCAGCCCCGGAGCCTTCGCCGGATCCTACTCCGGATCCATCGCCCGAACCTGAACCTGATCCGGATCCTGTTCCGCCCGGGACCATTGCTACCGTCTGGGCAAATAACGGTAAGCCGGTGAAAATGAGGGCTCGTCCATCCACAGGATGTGACCTGTATGATGAGCTGCCTGTTGGCACGGAGGTCGAAATCGTGAGGTATGCCGATAACTGGTGCCGGGTGAACCACGGCGCCAGGAAAGGCTGGTATATCATGACAAAATTCCTCGGCCTGGGCTGAGAAGAAACGAAAGGAGAAGTGAAACCATGCTACAATTTGGAAGTACAACAATCGATCTGACACCGATCATCCTGTCGGTGGTAACCCTGCTATTCGGACTGCTGATGCGCTACGTCATCCCGACAGCAAAAGAAAAGTTAAGCGGGAATCAAATGGAGTTGCTCCGGATCGCGATCAAAACCGCGGTCTATGCGGCTGAGCAGCTGTATAATAGTAACCAGGGCCAGGAGAAACTTCGATACGTTGTAGACCTTTTGCATAAGCAAGGCTACATTGTGGACCCTGATAAAATCGAGGATACAACCAGAGCCCAGATTGAGGCAATTGTAAAAGAGCTGCATATCGAGCAGGCGAAGATCGGATGAAAAATCCCTGTGACCGGGCTTGTCCCAAGCGGACATCTACGTGTCATTCTGACTGCCCGGATTATGCAGAATTTGCCGCCAAGAGGGAAAAAGAACGGATTGCTGCGGCCGCCAGGAAGTACCGCAGCTTATCCTTGATCAAATTCCTCGACCAGGAAGCAATGCGAAAAAAACGAAGGTAAGCCAGGTGCCGGTGCATACCGGCACCTTTTTTTATTTATTCCTTGACACAAACACTATGCGCATAGTATAATGATCGTGGGCCCCGGATGGGGGAGAAAGGGAGGAGCGAGGATGAGAGAGCGGGTTGTGGCGCTGGTCAGAAAGGCGATCGAGTCCGGTGATTATGGCTACATCCGGGAGGCGATGAGCCTCTGTTCTGACGAATCCGGTGTTTTCATGGCCGAAGATGAAGATTTTGTCATGGTCGATGACGATATCTTCTACTTTAATGGAGCGTTCTGAGAGGAGGAGGAAAGATGATTAAGGACAAGAACGGACGTGAGATCAGGACGGGTGATGTGGTTCGCATTTCTGGCGCTTTCTTCAAGAACGACAACGGGCTTTATTTTGTCACTCATTCTCCCGGGGATCTTTCTTGGTGCGGAACGGATTATTCCCTGAACAAGATCAGCAAGAGCGGCCGGATCAGCACCGCTAAATACAAAGTCTGCTTCTGGCCTATCTTCTGCTGTGTGAATGACCGGGAAAAGGCAGCACAGGCCCGTGATTGGAACCGGGAGCACGCCGAGATCGAGGTCCTTGACGGGATCAACCGCAGCGAGGTCCGCGAATACTTCGAGAGCGAAGCAAAAAGCATCCTGCCGTACATGGAAAGGGCAAAGCGGGAATGGGGAAAGCACTGCCATGATTATGTGCACAGTTCCATGGTTTACGACATGTATATGAAATACGCCGCTTCCTGTGGCTGAGAGGAGGCAGAAAGATGAAGAAAGGTTCCTGGAAAGAGATGAAGCTGGACAATCTGCGGTTCTTCTACGGAAAGCTCGCAGCTGCCTGGGAAGGCGAGGACGATGACCGCGGCCTGTTCTCAAACACGTACAGGATGATCATCGCGGCGATCGAGTCCCTTCCAGAGAATCCTGACAACGATGTCCGCTGCGCGATGAATCACGCGATCAGCGCCGACACGAAAACGATGGACAGCATTGCGGCCCGCTTTACGGGCCGCTGAGAGGAGGGTGCAGAGTGCGCGTTTTTTTCGAAGGCTGGTATGGCGGAGTTTGGGCACGAGCCACGGACTGGATCTGCAAAGACCTTGTGTGTGTCGAACTGCGGATATACCACAATAGCACGAGAGTCGATAGTCCGGATGTCGAAAAGGTATTCCTTCTTCGCCTGGATAATCCTGAAGACATCCGCATTATCGATCATTCGATCATTGACTGTCTCGCAGGATTAGATGAAAAGCGCGATTTGGAAGGGCACCTTGTTCCGATCAAAATAACAATCCCCACTTTTATGCTGGGGATGCTGAAAGGGGTGTAAAAATGACCGATCTGATGAATCTTGTTTCCAGCAAGGAAGCGGAGAGCGGATTCTATCCGACTCCCGCCCATCTCGTCCGGAAGATGATCGACAGGATCGACTTCCGCTATGTGGATACCATGCTGGAGCCCAGCGCCGGGAAAGGAGACCTGGCGCTGCCGGTGATCCAGGCATGGAGAAAATCTGTGAACGACTGGGACAACCGGAAGGCCCCGGATATGGACTGCATCGAAATCGATCCGAACCTCCGCGCGATCCTGAAGGATAAGGGGCTGCGCGTGGTCCACGACGATTTCCTGACCTATCAGACCATGAAGCGGTATTCCCTGATCGTCATGAATCCTCCCTTTGAAGACGCGGCCAGGCACATTCTGAAGGCCATTTCCCTGCTGAAGCCGGAAGGGCAGCTGGTTGCCCTGTGCAATGCCGAAACGCTGCGGAATCCCTGCACCAACGTGCGCGGAATGCTCGTGGACATGCTGAAAGGCGCCAGCATTGAGTATCTTGACGGTGAATTCCTGGACTCCGAGCGGAAAACCGGCGTCTCCACGGCGATGATCAGCTACAAAGCGCCCGCTGCGGATCTGGACGACAGCCTGGTCCTGGAAAGCCTCCGTCCCGGCCACAAGTATGTCGACATGACTCCGGAGGAATCTGCAGCGCTGACAAAGGCTGACTTTGTGGAAGCGATCGTGGACCGGTACAATTACGAGGTCGAGAGCGGTATCCGGCTGATCCGGGAGTATCGTGCTGTAGCCCACATGATCAGCGATACACAAGGAAACCGCTCTGCTGCCATGAGCCTGACGATGGTAGGCCAGAACGAAGCGGCCAGCGAAAACGCCTGGGTAAAGGCCGTCCGGCACAAATACTGGTCAATGCTGTTCGAATCCCCGCAGTTTGTAGATCAGCTGACAACCAACCTCCGGACGAACCTGTTCAATCAGGTTGCCGAGCTGGAGGATTACGAATTCTCCTACTACAATATCAAGGAAATCATGATCCAGATGAATGCCCACGTTACCGAGGGCGTGGAAAGCACGATCATGAATCTCTTCGATGACTGGACCAGGAAATGGCACTGGGACGAAAACGCGCAGAACCGGCACTATTTCAACGGCTGGAGGACGAACGATGCCTTCGCAGTGAATAAGAAGGTAATCATACCGCTCCGGGCCTACGACTGCTGGAGCTCGAAATACGCGCCGGAGTTCCGGGCTTACAATGTCCGGGAGAAGCTTCAGGACATCGAAAAGGTATTCAATTACCTCGACGGCGGCAGGACTCCGGAAAAGGACCTGAGATCCATTCTGGAGGAAGTCCAGAAAACCGGAAATGCCTCGAAGGTCGACAGCAAGTATTTCTATCTGACCTTCTACAAGAAGGGCACCTGCCATGTCGAATTCAAGAACATGGATCTGCTGGCTAAGTTCAACATCTTCGCGGCAAGAGGAAAGAACTGGCTCCCGCCGTCCTTTGGGAAAAAGAAGTACCAGGATCTGACCCAGGAAGAAAAGCAGACCGTTGATTCCTTCATGGGCGACAAGACAGGAAAGAAGTACGATGCGGTTGTCGCACATGCTGACTACTTCCTTCAAAGCGGGTCCGATACGCTGAATCTCACAGCTTGACATCAGTCCGGTAACGGGATACAATCTCCGAAAAGGAGGTTGTATCCCAATGGCTCTGATCTCGATTAAAGAATACGCCGAGCGGAACGGCTTACACCATGACAATGTCCGCCACAAGTGCCAGAGAGGCAGCTATAGAACTGCGCAGAAGATTGGCCGGGACTGGCTGATTGATGAAGACGAAGTCGACCAGGACCGCCGTATCCGTACCGGCGCCTACGTTGGGAAGGTGAGGAAGAGTGCCGAAGCTAAGTGACGAGGCGAAAAAGAGGAAGGCTGAATACGATAAGCGGTACCAGCAGGACAACGTCTCAAGGATGTCCATCTTTTTCAACAAAGGGAATACCGAGGACGTTGAAATGATGGAATGGCTTGATGAAAAAGGAAAACGGAACAAATCCGGATATGTCAAAAGCCTGATCCGGGATGATATGCGTAAAGCGGGGAAATAACCCCGCTTATTTTTTCTATGTAAAGGGCAAAATAATGCTTGCAAAAACTATGCGCATATTTTATAATAAGACTGTGCCCGGGAAGTAGGCACGAGGGCGGGCCAGCCGCCTGGGAGCGCTGGGGATTGGAGGTCTGACGATGACGAACGCGATGATCATTTTCTGGCAGAGCGTTGATCTTATGAACGCTGGCGTGATTGGCTCGACAGGCCGGACCCTGACTATGGAGCTGCCTGACGGCTCCACGAAGGAGATCCAGGAGCCAGAACCGATTCACACTTTCGCCTGCTGGAAGAGCCTGGGGTACAGCGTGAAGAAGGGCGAGCACGCGGTGGCCCGCTTCCCGATCTGGAAGGGCTCCGAAATGGTCATTAAGGACCAGGACGGGAACGAGACCGAGAGCCTGAAGATGTTCCGGAAGGAAGCTTTCTTCTTCACCGCCACCCAGGTTGAGCCGACCGAGGAGCGGAAGACCGGAGACCGGCCGCGCCGCCGCCGCGCTCCGGCAAAGCCTCCGATGATCCCGGATCTTCCGGTTCCAGTTCCTGCGGCTGAATACGGCAACTGGCTGAGCTGACTGACTGCCGACCCCGGGCGGCAAATCCCGGGGAGAAGGAGCCCCAGATGGCAAGGACAGACCTCATCAAGTACGTTCGGATGGACAAGAACGGCACGAAGATCTATCACGACTTCACCTGCCCGCGCTGCTGCGGATACGGCGCGCTGGACAAGTGGATCAACACCGGAAAGGTTTGCTTCGCTTGCGGCGGCTCCGGCGTGCGTCCGGTCGCAAAGGTCGTGAAAGAGTACACGCCCGAGTATCTGGCAAAGCTGGAGTCCCGGCGGCAGGCGAAAGCGGCCAAGGAAGCCGCCGAGAGGGCGAAGTATGAATCCGAGCATGCTGACGAGATCGCCGCCGAAAGGGCCGAAGCTGATCGCAAGATACTCGAATTTCGGTTCGCGGAACACGGGTGCGGCAAGGACGGTGTTGGGTACGTTCTGACGGGCAACACGTTCAAGGTCAAGGACGAGATCAAAAAAGCCGGTGGGAAGTGGATATACGGCAGGTGGGTCTGCCCGGTTGATTTCAAGGGCAACGGGATATTCTCGAAGAGGATCGACATTTCCAGCCATATCAGCACGGGGATGTACAACTGGAAGGACGACGGCTACGACTTCCGCGACGACGTTACAGATATGGAGGGCTGAGACATGGAGTACATGGAAATTAAGCGCCGGTACAACCGGCTGAGCAGTGAAGAACTGAAGTGCGAGATCCGCGACCGCGGCAGGAGACGCTACAACACCCGGAAGGTTGGTGCAGCGGACTGCATGATCGATGCCTGGGTGATTAGGTCCTGCCGGGAGATTCTGAAAGAGAGGGGAGACGCTGATGTTTGACATGATTGCTCCGAATTCCGTTGTGAGTGCCAGGGACATCCTGAAGGAAATCATTCGTTCCGATGATCGCTTCAATGCAGATCCTACCATTGACGGATCCGTTTTCCTGTCAGAAGCGCTGGAGGCTGAGCGCGGGCTGTTTGTCCGCGCCAGCTATCTTCTGGATGTCTGGACAGAGATGAAGGGAAGGGGAGAAGAGGAATGATGCGCAGCGCAGCACTGAACAAGTCCAAGAAGTGGGTAGAACTCATCCGGACGTGCTATCCGACCGGCACCCGGATCGAGTGCGACGGCATGGAGGATGCACAGGCCGTCCGGCCCGGCACCCGCGGGACGATTACCTACGTGGACGATGCCGGTCAGATCCACGTAGCCTGGGAGACCGGATCTTCTTTGGCTCTGGTTCCTGGGATCGATCATTTTCACTGCGTAGGAAGTGAAAAGAAATGAGCGGAGAAATCCTAAAAGAAGATCCCTCCCGGACCATCCGGAATGGCGGCCTGGTAAAGATCAGAGACAACGGCAAAATCGTTACGCATCACACGCCCAGGTGGTCCTACGGCGAAATGGGGCACGTTGTCCGACTGAATGATCAAACAATAACAATTTCCCTGCTGGGCCGGTATGAAGGCGAGAAAGTCCGCGCAGACTATGCGGACGTGGAAAAAGTGGCTGAGTGAGGCCACTTTTTCTGCATATCATTCTGCATATGAAAAACTGCCGAAAACCCCCTTTTTCTGCATATTTACGTTCAATATGCACAAGGATCGAAGGCAACAAAAAACCCTCGGAGCCTTTATTCTCCGAGGGTTTCAAGCGTCTGGGTGAGAGGATTCGAACCTCCGGCCTCTTGAACCCCATGTAAGATATGATTAGAACCTCAAGCGCTTATTTATCAAGCTTCGCAGGAGCCGATGTTTTGTTCTGCATATCATTTTGCATATGAACGACCCTCCGATTGAGGTTTTTGACGGTCCTCTGAACACGGTCTTCCGGGGGATGATCATAGATCCGGAGGATCATTTTTTCGTCTGCGTGGCCCATCCAGAGAATGGCGAGCTTGATGTCGACACCGGCGTCTCTGAGCATGGTACAGTAGCTGTGTCTGAGGTCATGGGGCCGGATTGTGACCTTTTTCCATTCTCGCATCCGGTATGCCTCCGCGTCATTTGGGTCCTTCCTGTACCGGCGCTGATATTCCTTCCATTCGGCTGGATGCTCGCGGATCCATTCTTTCGTTTTGTGGAACCATCTCCGCTGCGGGCACCCGTTGATATACGCCTCCAGCTGCATTTTATAATGATTCCACATAGAGCGCCAGGAACTGGATGTCATGGCAGTAATCTGCTTCATCGGGCAGATCATCCCATGCTTGTCTTTCAGCTCTTTCTCCAGGATCTTCAACAGCGGGATTTCCCGCTTTCCGGCATCCGTTTTCGGATCAGATTCGATGCCCTTGTTTCCTTCGAAGTGTATGGCCGTTTTTACGGACACGATATCCCGTTCGAAGTCTACATTGTCATCGATGTTGAAGGCCATCACCTCACCGCGCCTGAGCCCAGCATAGCGCATCAGGAGCACGGCCAATCGCAGATCTGCCGGGCACTCAAGGATCAGCCGATCTTCTTCCTTTGTTAGTGCTCTGTGCGTTCCTTCTGTGCCGTCATGCGGCCGCGCGCCCTTCGATCGGCATGGATTGAATTTGACGACCCGGTCCTCGATCGCACAGTCCCACATGTCGACGTAGAGCATCCGTGCCTTTCGGATCGTGCTGGCCGACTGGCCCAGAAAGAGATTGTACACGTCCTTGATGTCCGACGGCATGACATCTTTCATGGGCATCGCGCCAACCTTTGATACCAGCTTGTTCAAGTAGTTCTTGTACGCGTTATATGTATTCGTTGCTACGGACGCCTTGTGGACGGGAAGCCAGTCGTAGGCATACTCGAACACAGTTGTCGGTTCCTCGACATAATCGCCGCCTTCCACAGCGTCCTTATACGCCTTCCGCATGGCCAGCGCTTCTTTTTCATCGTAAGACATGAACTGCTTTCCCTTGTAGACAGCGCAGTATCGCCCGTCCTTACGCTGCTTCAGGTGCTGTTGCTTTTCACGCGGCATTTTGGAATCCACTCCTGTTCTGATACATCATGTTGTTGTTGACAACAAAATTTCGAAGTACTATTATTTAGTTACTGCATCATCTCGTCCCGCATGAAGGCTCGCCTGATTGCGGGTCTTTTTTTATACTCGCCATTTGACAATACGTATTATACGTGTTATAGTTATATAGCCAGGTGAAACGAGGTGATGCAGAATGGTTTTAACTGGCAAACAACTTGTGAAGCGACTGCTGGAAGAGGGGTGGATGCTGGACAGGATCTCCGGAAGCCATTACATCATGGTCAAGGGCGAGAAAACGATCTCGGTTCCCGTCCATGGCAACAAGGATCTTCCGCAAGGTCTGCTAAACAAGTTACTTAAGCAGGCGGGCCTCACCTGAGGCCCGATCCTGCACATCATAAAAGGAGGTATCCCGATGAAAACTGCGTATCCCGCTGTTGTGCATGAAGAAAACGGTTCATTCTGGGTCGAGTTTCCAGATCTGGAAGGCTGCTTCAGCGAAGGAGGGACAATAGCGGACGCAATCTCCAATGCTGCGGATGCTCTGGGAGGATATCTTTGCTCCTTAATGGACAGAGGCATCGAGGCTCCAAAAGCGTCGGATGCAAAGGAGATCGACCCTGAAGGTGGCTTTGTGACCATCATTGTCACCGATCCATTAGCTTACAAAAGAAGCACCAAATCCGTGAAGAAGACTCTGACCATTCCGGAATGGCTGAACGATGAAGCTGAAAAGCGTCACGTCAACTTCTCGTCGGTCCTGCAAAAAGCCTTAATCGCCATCATTCAATGACCCGGGCCCTTGCGCCGTCCCAGATCAGGGACGGCATTTTTCTTTTTGGACCGGCAGCCGGATTATTATCCCTGGCTTCCGGTTTTTTTCGAGCAGCTTTAGCTGCTGTTGCTTCTCACTTAGCATAATCAAACACTCACTTCACAACTTTAAATATAGGATAGATTGCGACGAGAATCACGAGGATTACGGCCAGAATGGTTCTCTTTCTAAGATTCTTCCGGACAGTCCGCACGATTTCCTCGTCGGACATGCCGATGAACCGCTTTGGTTTCCTGTGAATTGCCTTTCGGACTTCTTTCGTCATTCGTCTGGACAGGCCCTGCTGGATGCGCATCTTCTCAAAGGCGCCTCCGTCGTCTATGGCAACAGTCTTTCTCTTCCTGCGCGGAATGTTTTTCGAGTAGCTGAGCCCGGTTCCTGGAATCCCGAAAGTGGTCCTGGTGCCTCGCTTAGAGAAATTGACGGTCGCACCAGGACCTCCAACTGATGTACTGATGCCAGATTTGCTTATGTTTAGCTTGACTCCCGGGGCAATCTTAATCTGCTTCCTATATCTGAAACCCATGCCTATCCCTCCTTCTTGATAGGGAGAGGTATTATGTTGCGTCTCCGGTTTCTCTCAACAAGTATGAATCTTCTCTTAAGGTCTCCGCGACCTTTTCTGCAATCCTGTCTTCCATTGCCTCCAGATACGCAGTCTGCTCCGCTGTGAACGGGGCGGCTTTTTTAGTCGGTTTGAAATCCCTGGGACGTTCTGCGACCTTTTGGGACGTACTGATTGCTTCATTATATATGACAGGGGCAACGTGATCCGGATAGTTTTCCGGGATAGGTTCCGTTCCAACTATGCAGCCAACCGATACACAATAATATTTGGAAAACATGATGGCATTTTCGACAGAAAGACCCTTTCTGCCCGTCTCCCACTCACTGATAGAGACAGGGCTTTTAATTCCAAGATCCGTTGCTACAGCAAGCTGTTTAAGGCCTCTAAGTTCGCGAAGCGCACGTAGATTATTCATAAAAAAACCTCTTTTCTTCATCTGCATTATAGCAAACAGCTAATTTAACAACAAATAAAAGTTATTAGCAAATCGCTATTGACAAGCTATTAGCAAAATGCTACAATTTAGCCGAACGCTACGGAGAGGAGGAAAATCGAATGCTTAAGGTGCTGGAAATCCGAAAGCGGCAGGAAATGTCGCAGGGCACGCTCGCCAAAAAGGTTGGGATTGAGCAGGGGAGCCTATGTGATATTGAGCGAGGCCGGAGGAAGCCGAGCTTTGACGTTCTCATCCGTCTCGCGATTGCCCTCGAGTGCTCGCTGGATGAGCTTGTGGACATAGATGCGTATCGCGCTGCTTCCTAATTAAAAGTACGACAAAGTGAGGGTATCAAAATGGCTGTTTTTTCAGGAATGGATCTGCGGAACTGGCGGAATTCGAAGAATGTCAGCGCAGAAGAGCTCGGGATGCGGATTGGATATGACGCCTCCACCATTTACCGGATCGAGAAAGAAGTGCAGATCCCAGGCCCCAAGGAAATGATGCTGATCTGCGACGCCCTCGGGGACCGGAGCAAATGGGATGCCTGGATGCGCACTGTGTATCCGGAAAGCTACGGAAGGATGGTCCCCGAGCCGGTGCCTTACGGATTGGAGGGATCCATCCTGACACTGAAGAGCGAGATGAAAGATCTGAAAGGCCTGATGCAGGACACGATCCGGGACGGTGCGGACGGAAAGATCGACAGCTTTATGCTGCGGGATCGGCTGCTGAAGGAGCTTTCCGAATTCGTGAGCGCTGCGAATGGCATGATCCAGCTGCTGCAGGAAGGAGGCGATGGTGATGGCACTCAGGACGCTGTTCTTCGTAGATGACATCGTGGAGAGATACCACTGCGGATCAAAGGACACCGCAAGGCGGTACATGCGGCAGATGGGCGCCAATGGATGCCCGCTCTTCGTTACGGAAGAAATGATCACCGAATGGGAGGACAGCAAGCGGAAGAAAGAGGAGGCGGCTCCGATCAAGCAGAAGCACAAGCGCCGTCGTCCGCTTCCGAAAGAGATGGTAATCCCTGGCAGAAAAGTTGGGTAATTGAATAAGGAGGGTATCAAAATGGGCTACACGATCGATAAGGGCACGATCAGTTGGGCACGGGAAAGAGTTCGTCAGTTGGAAGAAGCCAGGCTTGAGATTGGCTGCGTGGTCGAAAGGATTGATGAAATCCCGAAGAACCTGAGAGACGGCGCGCTGCTGATGGATGATCAGCCGGAATCCGATGCGATCCGGTCCTTCGCGGACGACTACGAGAAGCTGTACGAGGAGCTCAAGGAGACTTTCTCCGGGATGGAAAAGGATCTGAAGGCACTCCGGACCGGGATCAGAAAATATGAGGAGGCCAGCCATGACTATGATTCCTGATGCACCATGGATTCGGGACGCGGAAATGAACGGTTATCCTTCGGATGATCCGGTGATCTGCCCCTGCTGCGGGGCCGAAGCCGACAGTTTCTTCTTCTATAACGGAGGAACGGACATCCTGGGTTGCGACAAATGCATCGAATGCAAGGACGCATGGGAAGTGGAGCAGGAAAAGGAGGAGCCTGATTATGACTAATGTGGGACGTTACTGGGATTGCCCGGCACGCATCAAAATCCGCGGAAACCGCAGGACCTTTCGTCAGTGGCTGTTCCGGAAATTCTTCCGGCCAACCAATCAGCCGGATCTTCTGCTGATCAGTGATTATCATCCCGCCTATTTCCCGACCGGATATAAAAAGTGATCTCCGGAGCGGGCACTCCGGAGATCGAGGTCAAATCGAGGGTATCAATTGGACCATAGTTATTATAACCGGTTTTCCGGTTAAAAACAAGAAGGAGGGTATCTAAATTGGACAACGAGCTGATCATTGTCAAACAGCTGCCGGTGATCGAAGATCAACTGGCCGCAGTCAAGGCGAGCATTACTGAGCGGGTAAATCAGGCGCTCTCCCTGGTCTGCACGGAAGACACCTACAAGGACGTGAAGAAGGTCCGCTCCGATCTGAACAAGGAATACGCGGAGCTGGAAGCCAAGCGGAAGGAAGTCAAGGCCGCGGTCATGGCTCCCTATGAGAAGTTCGAAGCGGTCTACAAGGACTGCGCTGGAGACCTGTACAAGGAAGCGGACCAGAAGCTGAAGCAGAAGATCTTTGAGGTTGAGAACGGACTGCGGCAGCAGAAGGAAGAGAAGCTGCTGGAGTATTTCAATGAGTACCGGGAAAGCAGCCTCATTGACGCCGAGTTCGTAGCCCTCGGGGATGCCGGGATCAAAGTTGGCCTGACCGACAGCCTTGCGAGCCTGAAAAAGCAGGCAAAATGCTTCCTGGATCACATTGCGGATGATCTGAAAGCCATCAGCACCCACGAGGACCGCGACGAGATCCTGACCGAGTACAAGCGCGGATTCAATTTGGGCGCGGCTATGTCAACGGTTGCGGCCCGCCACAAGGCAATTGAAGACGCCAGGAAGGCCCGGGAGGAAGCAGAGGCCCGCAGACTGGCCCAGAAGGAACAGCAGATGGCACTCGAGGCCGCGATTGCCGCTCAGGTTGCACAGGAAGCTCCCACTGCCGCCCCTGCGGTCGTGGAAGCAGTAGAGTCCATTCCGGAAACGATCCCTGTTCCTGAGGCTCCTGTGGCCGAAAAAACGTATTCGACTTCATTCAAGGTTACCGGGACGCTGGAAAAGCTGAAAGCGCTGAAAGCGTTCCTTGTGGAGGGAGGTTATGAATATGAGCAGCTCTAACATTACGGCCCAGAAACAGCGGTTTTCCGTTGCAATCACGACGGACGCCTATAAAAAGCTGATCAACAATACGCTGCAGGATCCCGCCCGCGCTCAGCGGTTTATTGCTTCCATCACTTCCGCAGTGGCCGTGAACCCGGCCCTGCAGGAGTGCACGCCGCAGACCATTATTGCCGGTGCACTCCTGGGCGAGAGTCTGAATCTCTCTCCCTCTCCGCAGCTGGGACAGTACTACCTGGTGCCCTTCAAGACCAAGGTCAAGGGTCCGGATGGAAAACAGCTGTATAAGACGGATGCTGCCGGAAACAAGCTGCTGGACGCGAATGGAAAATGGATCCCGCTCACCGAGAGCCGCGCACAGTTCGTCCTCGGATACAAAGGATACATCCAGCTTGCGATCCGGAGTGGCCAGTATTCTGACATCGACGTCATGGAAATCCGGGAAGGCGAATATCTCGGGAAGGATCCGCAGACAGGGAAGCCGCGGTTCCAGTTCATCGAAGACGACGAAAACCGGGAACAGCTTCCTGTTGTGGGGTACATGGGGTACTTCGAGTATCTGAATGGCTTCCGGAAGGTCCTGTACTGGTCCAAGGAAAAGATGATGGCCCACGCGGACAACTTCTCCGCGGCATTCAGCGCAGAGGCGTACAAGCGGATCCAGGCCGGGGAAGTCTCTGACCAGGACATGTGGAAGTATTCCAGCTTCTGGTATAAGAACTTCGATGACATGGCCAAAAAGACGCTGCTGCGGCAGCTGATCTCCCGCTGGGGAATCATGAGCATCGAAATGCAGCGCGGATATGTTGGAGATTCCAACTTTGTCCAGGTTGAAAACGGCGAATTCGTGAACGTTCCGGAAGAGCGGGTGGAGGGGCTGCAGCCTCAGCCCCAGGAGGATCCGCCTGCTCCCGCCGAAAGCGTTAACCTCGCGGATCTGTGATTGAATACCAGGTCCTTTCCACAGGGTCCTCCGGGAACGCCGTGATCATCAACAAGGCTGTGCTGATCGATTGCGGCGTCCCGTACAGGACTGTGGAACCATTCATCCGCGAGTTGCGGCTGGTCCTGCTGACGCACATCCACGGCGATCACTTCAAAGCGTCCACGCTGAAGAAGATCGCCGCAGAGCGTCCTCTGGTACGGTTTGGAACTCCGGAGTGGCTGGCGGCACCCCTTGCTCAGGCAGGGGTGCCTACCAGGCAGATCGATCTCCTGAAGCCAGGATATGCGTACCGATACGGGATCAATAAAACGCTTCACGAGGTTATTCCGGTTCCTCTGGTCCATGATGTTCCGAACTGTGGCTACAAGATCCATTTCCCGGGTGGGAAGATGATCTACGCCACGGACACGGTCAATATGAACGGGATCACCGCAGAGAACTACGACCTGTACATGATCGAGGCCAACTATGGAGATGAGGAGATCCGGCAGCGGATCAATGACAAAAAGGCCTCCGGAGAGTACATCTACGAGAAGCGCGTGCTGAAGACCCATTTATCCCGGGAGAAATGCAACGACTGGATCTACCGGAACGCGGGGCCGCAAAGCGAGATCATTTACCTGCATGGGCACAAGGAGGACGATGGGAATGATGACCGGGAAGCTGAAAGGGCTGTCGAGGGACTTTGAAGGCCACCAGATCATTTCCATTGCTGTCCAGGCTGACTTCCGGGAAGAATACGACAAGCTGAAGGACACAACGGTCTCCGTTGACATTAAGAAGGCCACGAAGCAGAGAAGCAGAGACGCCAACTCAATGTGCTGGGCCCTGTGCACGGACATTGGTAAGGCGATCCGGCCGCCGCTTCCAAAAGAGGAAGTGTACAGGAAGGCGATCCGGGAGGTTGGGGAGTATGAACCGCTCCCGATCAAAGCGGAAGCCGTGGAGACCTTTCAGCGACGATGGGGCGCCAAGGGCACTGGATGGTTCTCGGAGGTCATAGACGACAGCAAAATCCCAGGCTATAAATTGGTTTTCGCCTATTACGGCAGCAGTACCTATGACACGGCAGAGATGAGCCGCCTGATTGATTACCTGATTGATGATGCGCAGCAGCTTGGGATCCCGATCCCTGCAAGTAAGGAACAGGAGGAAGCATTGAAAGCATGGGGAGCAAAAGCATAATCCAGGACGAGAAAATGTGCTACCTGTGCCCTCGGACTTACGGACTCGAGAAGCATCATATAATGGCGGGCCTGGCAAACCGGAGGCTGTCCGAAAAGTACGGTCTCTGGGTTTATCTCTGTCAGGAACATCACACAGGAAAGAAGGGAGCTCAGTATGAAAAAGACCTGAACCGGCTGCTGAAGCGGCAGGCACAAAGGAAGTTTGAAGCCATTTACGGCCATGAGCTGTGGATGGCGGTATTCAGGAAAAACTATTTGTAGGAGGAAGAATCAGATGCCAGACCGACTGTTAAAAGGATCGATCAAGCGTTCTATCGAGATTGATTCTCTGAGTTGGTTCCAAGAGGTGTGTTTTTATCGCCTCATGGTAACGGTGGATGATTACGGGTGCTATTTTGCAGACCCGCAGATGATCAAAAGCGACCTGTTTCCGATGAAAGAGAACCTGACAAAAGCGGCTGTTGCAGAGGCTCTGGACAAACTGGAGAGCGTTGGATTGATCCAGCGCTATGAGGTGAATGGGAAAATGTATCTTCACCTCTGCACCTGGGGAAATCACCAGAGGATCAGGAATAAAACGAGGCACTTCCCGGATCCGCCGCAGATTGCGGCAGATTGCAGCAATTCGCCGCAGATTGCAGCAGACAGTGACAGAGATGAAAATATTAATTCACACCCTGCTGCAGATTGCGGCAAATTGCGGCCCTCGCGTACGCGCGCGGAATCCAAGAATCCAAGAATCCAAGAATCCGAGAATCCTGGAATCCAAGAATCCGAATCCTATCTCGCGTCCGAGGAGGTGGCGGCCATCATGCTCGATCATGACAAGGTGATAAGCGCTGCAGAGAACGCCGGGTTTGCCCGAAACGATGCAACCAGGAAGATTCTGATTGATCTGTATGCGCAGCATGGACTGGACAAGGTGCTCGGTGCGATCCAGGAATGCGTCAAGTACGGAGTATCGACTCCCGCATATCTGGAAGGCGTGCTGAAGGGCAATCCGAAAAAGAACGGCCAAGGCAGGGTGCTTCCTGCGCAGCAGTATGTGCAGCGCGGTTACAGCGGAGAAACCGAGGAGGCCATGGAGCGAATGATCAGGATGGCTGAGGAGAACAGAGCATGATCATGGGCGCCAACTGTGGAGCCTGCAAGCACTCCAAGTATAGCTCCGGGAAGATGGTTTTCTGTTTGCTGTTTGGGATCTTTATCCACAACGGCCACACCGGCTGCAAGTATCTCAAGCCTGGGAGGGACGGAAGTGCTGAGATTATCAAAAGCCGAAGCGGAGAAGATGTTCGGAAAAGGAACTGAGAAGAACCCGAAATACCGGAACAAGAAGTGCCAGTGGATGGGGATTCAGTTTGATTCCATCCGGGAACGGGACCGATACATCGTCCTTGCGGACCAGGAAAAGCACGGCATAATCTCGGATCTTCGCAGACAGGTGCGGTTTCAGCTGGTCCCGGATCAGTGGCATAACGGTAAGCTGGTGGAGCGAAAGGTTGAGTATGTGGCCGATTTTGTATACACAGACAGCTTCGGCCAGACGATCGTCGAGGATTCGAAGGGCTTCCGGAAAAACCCGGTTTGGATTATAAAACGCAAGCTTATGTTGGACAAATACGGTATACGAGTTCGGGAGGTTTGAAATGGCAAAGTCATTACGGGAAATGAGAAGAGCACAGGCAAGAAAGGATCTCCGGCTCGTTCGCCAGATGGAAGCCAGTCCAATCGAGCGGCAGAAAGCGGCACTCTTTCGGAATGGGATCACCTTCAAGGATGTGGAAAACGAGAAGCGTGCGGCGTTTGCTGACGGCAAAAAGCTGGCAGAGGAATTCGTGTTTCACACCGTTTACGCTTCGATCCTGATCACGATGGTCGAAAACCACGGATGGGAACCGGATGCGGCAGCGGATCTCCTGCGGGAGATCGACAAGCAGGTTGTTCTCTGCGTTGAGGACCAGGAGCTGGTCAACGAGGCATTTGAAAAGACAGGCCTTCGCCTGCAGTGGGACGATCCGATCGAGAGAATACAGGAGGGATGACTTATCAATAAGCTCACTATCATCGGCAATCTTACCAGGGATCCGGAACTCCGCACGACTTCGGCGGGAGTCAATGTCTGCTCATTCTCTGTGGCGGTAAACCGCAGGAGGACGCAGCAGAACCAGGATCCGGGCGCTGACTACTTCAACGTGTCCGCATGGCGGCAGCTGGGCGAGAACTGCGCGAAATGGCTGATCAAGGGGAGGAAGGTCTGTGTCGTTGGTCCTGTTACTGTCCGGATGTTTACTCGTTCAGATGGCACGCAGGGCGCGAGCCTGGAAGTTACGGCAGAGGATGTCGAGTTCCTGTCTTCCGCTCAGGACCGAGATCAGAATTATCATTCTGAGCCAGCGCCCGCAGCGCCGCAGGAAAAGAAAGATCCGTCCGGCATGACGCAAGTAGATACACCGGATGATCTCCCGTTCTAAAAAGCTTCCGGAGGTAGGATAATGAGCCCGCAACGACTGAAGGAAATATTAAAAAACTACAGGCCATCACGGGCCAGATGTGCCTATCTTCGATCTCAGCTGGAAATGCTGGACCGGTTTTTGGCAAAGTGCCGTGGAGAGATGATCACGGACCAGGTCACCATGAGCCAGGCAATCACCGGCATGCCGCATGGAACAACAGTCGGAGACCCGGTGAGCCGACTTGCGATAGATATCGCATCCGGAGAAGTCACGCCGTTTGTAAAGCAGATCCAGGAGGAAATCCAGGACGTGAAAGCGGAGCTGGACAGGATCCTCCCGGACGTGCGCACCGTGGAGATCATCCTGGAGGCGTTGAATGAGCGGGAAAAGATCCTGTTCGAGATGAAAATGATCGATGAATTCTCGTGGCCGGAGATCCTGAGCCGGATGAACCGGGAATACAACAACAGCTACTCAAAACGCTCATTGCAGCGGCTTCTGGACCGAGCGATGGAAAAAGCACAAGCAGTAGTTCAGTGAGGAGGACGAACAATGTTTAAGCAAGTCGAGCCAAAGAGGCAGAGACACTGTCCGCCGGTCGGCACCGGTGCTTATGTCCGGGTAGCCCCGCGGCTGATCATGATCAACAACGAAGCGGGGAGGATCTGGGGGAATCACAGGACCTGCAACGTCAGTATCGACGTTCCGAACCATGTCATGGTCTTTTCTCCGGATGGACCGTGGAAGCTGTCCACCGTCTGCGAGACGAGACATGCGAAGCGGATCGAGACAAGGACGGCGGTCAACAGCTTCCTGGAGGCCGGTTTCCCGAAGGGCCTGCTGGGCCACTATCTCCCGTGCCATGTAGGGCTGGACGGGTCGCTGATCGTCAGCCTGATGGTCGACTTCGACAAGGTCAAGAGCGCTTAAAACGCGGAAACGGGCAATTTAATCCGCGTTTTTGCAGAAAATCAGCAAAAACGGGCAATAAAACATGAATTGGAGGGTATCAAATGAATCTGTATCCCATAGAACACAAATGTCCGCAGTGCGGAAAAGTCTTTCTCGCCAGAGAGCCGTGGGGATATGTCAGGAGTGATAAAAAGATCTGCTCCTATCACTGCCTGAGGGAATATGATAAGCGGTCCAGGCTCGGCAAGTCGACGAAGCGCCTCGGGGAGAGGGAACGGGAAGAGATCGTTGCGCTGCTCACAGAAGGCATGAGCCCGCGGAAGGTGTCCGATCTCATGGGCGTTACGCTTCAGACGGTCCTGTACTACCGCGGGAAGATTGCGTGACAATCAATCATATGTGTAGGAGAGACGGAAATGAAACCGTTCAGCGAGATCAGGAATGATAAAAGGTTCCAGAGCAGGGGAGTCGCCAGCGACGGCGGGGACGGATGGGTGACGATCAAAGGCGCTGTCTTCATCGTGGTCTATTCCAATGGCGGCGGCTGGGACCATGTGAGTGTCAGTCATAAATCACGTTGTCCTACCTGGGCGGAGATGTGCATCATCAAAGATATTTTCTTCGAGGAAGAAGAGTGCTGCATAGAGTACCACCCGGCGAAATCGAACTACGTAAATATCCATCCGAACTGCCTGCACATATGGAAACCGCAGAACAGATCGATTCCAGTCCCGCCAAAGATTTTCGTCTAAAAGGGAGGGCGTCAATTGACAAAGATCTATTGCGCAGATACCAGCTGCGAGTTCAACAACGACAAAGGCACCTGCACAGCGAAGAAAGTTGCCCTCAGCTGGCATTCCATAATGACGGTCAATGACGGCCGCCAGGAATTCAACCGGTGCAAAACGTACCAGAAATCGGAAAGGTGCAAAGAATTAGAGAAGTTCATGGCAGAACATCCATTCAGACCGGAGGAGCAAAAAGAATGAAAAAGTTTGTGATTATCCTTGTGGCGCTGGTCCTCCTGTGCAGCCTTGCGGCGGCAGATGGGGTACCGAAAAGGTTTGAGGTGATCGAACGGGTAGACGAGGTCAGCATCAGAGGGGCACTGATCATCACGGATCTTGTGTACGACGTTGAAACACTGATTGTTTACTACAGAACAGCCGGATATGGAGTGAACCTGACACCGTACATCATGGTGAACTCGTTCGGGAGTCCGACAGTTGGATGGTATGACCCGGAAACAGGCACCATTTCTCCGGTGGAAGCATTCTTTGAATACGAAGAGGACGACGGGGTGGAGGCTTTCGGATGAACGAAACGAAACATAATGTTTCCATTCAGTCGCTGATAGACCATATCAAAACGGCACAGGACGTTGATCCCTGGGCTCAAGAAATGGCGGAAGAATTGCTGACAAAGCAGGAAGCAAAACCTGTTAATGTGCTTGGACGATTGCAAACGATCAAATATGGGCATTGCCCAACATGCGGGGAAGGGATCAATAGCGAATCATACCCGCATTGGTGTGGATTCTGTGGACAGGCCATAAAGTGGAATGCTTAACAGCGAAAAGGAGAAGAAAAAATATGAAATCATTGGAATATGTAAAAGGACATCTCAACGAATTTGAAGAGGATGATTTCTTCGACCGCCGATTCACGAAGCGGTTCATTGACTTTTTGCCGGTTTCTGAATGGGAAAAATACGGATTCCGGTTTACGGGAGAACCTGGCACAGAACCGGATCCGGAGGAATGGACCAAAGAGAACATCATGAAGAAGCTTAAGCGAGACACCTACTTCGGCCATGAAAAGGCAGAAGGTGAGCGCGGCATTTCTTCTGAGCTGATGGCCATGGTTGTTCGTGCCTGGTGCAAGGTTCTTGAGCTTCCGGAACTGGTGCTGGAAAATGACGGATATTATCACCATCGCCAGTTCAATGTCGTAGCAGCTCACTTTGGGTGGAATTTGGAAGAGAGCCTGGAAGAATGAAGAATGTGATGCGGTGACGTGAGAATGACGATGAAAGAAACTCCAAATAAAATTACAGCAGTTCTTAAAGTTACAGCAACCGCTGATTTTTTCGATGATGAAGCATCAGAAGAAACCATTAGGTATGCGATAGAACAGGATTTGGAAGATGCTGGTTTTGATGTGGATGTTGCCCTGCTGAAAGAGCAGGATCCTGTTAAACCGCATTATAACGCCCGGACGAATTGGTATGAGTGCGGTGCTTGCCATTACTCTATGACATCTGGGATGCATTGCCGTGGTGAATTGATTCCTGCGTACAAGGCCAACTACTGTGCGAAATGTGGAAAGGGCGTGATATGGAAATGAAAGCATACGTTGTTAGCGACAGACAAGGGTACGAAGATTATATTGTCATTACATTTGCTGAAAGCCGTGGCAAGGCAATCGCGGCCGCGCTTGGTACGAATGAGTTTTCATTTGGAGATTGGTCATATACGGAGCTTCGAGCAATAAGAAGACCGGATTTGGATAAATATTACAGGGGCCATACGCAAATGGATTGGGATGATCCTGAAGATCGTCTTGCAATGGTTAAGGATGGCGGTTACTACTGCAATGATGACTCTTTCGACCCGGACGAGTGTGAGAAATGCAGTGGGAAAGAATATTGCAGTCGTTACGAAGAGTATCTATTGGAATACGGCGATCAAGATACATTGGAAAGTGGCATGATGCCAGCGACATAAAGGCGGTGATGCGGAAATGATTCAAATAAATATCAAAATGCCGAGCTGTTGTTACGATTTTCCGTTTTCCGATGATAGCGGAGATTATCCGTATTGTTGGGTGCTTCATCAGAACAGGGGATACAATTTCGACAGAAAGACAAAACGCTTCCCCAATTGCCCGCTGAGAGAAGCTGACAGCAGCGAGCACGATGGTGAAATGGCAAGACAAAAAGATATGTGCAGGGTGCTATTCAATCGTTGTCGTACTGTTATGAGTTGTGGTGGAGCAATGTGCGTCTTTTGCGGAATTCGTAATGAGTGTGAAGAAGCACGTTCAATTACTGACAGGCGGTGAAATTAGAATGACCAGGGACGAGATCAAAGAGGGCCTTGCACACTGTGCGGCCTACCGGGACGTTGACGACTGCACCGGATGTCCTTACCGCTCCGGGGACTATGCCCGCAACGGATGCGAGGGCGTACTGATCCTGGACGCCATGCAGCTGATCAATGAGCTGGAAACATCGCTCAGGAATATGCAGCGCACAGTTCATGAGCTGACTTCGCAACAATAACAGGCGCCACATGATTGGTTCTACGGCACCAGAGAATGGAGGAAATATGAACGCAAAAGACATTGCCGGGCTCTTCTGTGACGACATCACGTTTTGCCCTTGGAAATGCGATACACGGACATGCCCGAGGAACAAGTGCAACATACGGGATTATTCCGTTCCGCGCTCGTTTTTCGCAGACAACACGCCGCCAAGCGATTGCCCAAAGAGTCAAAAGCTAACGGGGGGGGGCAAATGGAATTCTCCCAGGGCAGATGAGTATAGATGATTTTTTATAAGAGGAAAGCACAATGACATTAAATGAATATCAAAAATATGCGAACCGAACCTGCAACCCGGATCTGGACAAGCAACAAACGCTACGGCACGCGCTCTTTGAGATGTGCAGCGAGTTGGGAGAGATCCACAGTTTTTATCAAAAACAGTACCAGGGCCACAAGATCGACGAGTATGACCTGAAGCTCGAGGTTGGAGATCTGATGTGGGGCATTGCTGAATTCTGCTATGCCAACGGCTGGACCATGGAAGAAATCGCTGAAATGAACATTGCAAAGCTTAAAAAGCGCTATCCGGAGGGATTCGCCGTTAAGATATATTTTCGACGGGGGGAATTGCCATGAAGAGATCCATGAAACAGCGAAGCTTTGGGAACAGTGAGATGGCATCCATTGCAGTGCAGTGTATGCAGGAAATCTACCATGGCCGGGACGTCATCGCTTTCCTGGCTGGGAAAGGAATCACAGATCCAGTCAATGAGTGGTACGACATACGGCGCTGGATCAAGAGCAATAAACCGGACAGCTACGCCAGTATTCCGATGGATCTAAGGCTGGAGTTGCCGGTGCATCATGATAATCCACCAGGAAACAAGGCGGCCGAAGTGATCATCAAAAGCAAAGAGAGTGACGAAACAGAGAACCAGGTAAAGCTACACGGTAATGATCAGGAGGGAAAGAAGATGGAAGCTGCGAACATCCTCGAGAGCTACGAAGCCGTCGATGTCCCGAAGAAAAGGCGGGGAAGAAAGCCGAAGCAGAAGGTGGACGGAGAAACTGTCGTAAAAGTCCACAACCAGAGGGAGCCGGAGAAGGAAGCAAAGCATCATTCGAAGGTCACGATCAACTCTGTCACCGGCGAAGCGGCCACATATGAGTGGGACGGATCCAACATCAAGATCACGGCAGAGGACGGCAGCGTCATGACGATGGAATTCATCAAGCTCCAGGAAATGCTTGACGAGCTTCCGGAGGTCATTGAGCTGCTCGGAAGGTGATTTGGCACAGTTTTGGCACACTTTTGTCACCTTGACAGGGGTTTTTAGATGTGATAGTATATACTCAAGGAAAGTTGTAAGAGAGCACCAAAACCGTCCTGCAGACCGCAGGGCGGTTTTCTTTTGCAGCCGAGGAGGAAAACATGAATAAGCAGGAGATTGTCTACCTGCCGGTCAGCAAGCTGAAGCCGTACAAGAACAATCCGCGAAAGATCTCAGCCCAGGCCATCGACGCGGTATGCCAGGCGATCACAGACGTAGGGTTCCGCAGGCCTCTGGATGTGCGCCCGGACATGACACTGATCAACGGGCACACCCGCCTTAAAGCCGCAAAGAAACTCGGCCTGAAGGAAGTACCGTGCATCATCTGCTCGGACCTGGACGAAGAGAGAATCCGCAAATGGCGGCTGGAGGACAACAAGACCGGCGAATACTCATCCTGGGACGCAGACAAGCTGAAGGCGGAGATCGCGGATCTTGACTTTGGCAATGCAGACTTCTTCCCGTTTGATTTTGAGTCGGACACGGAGAAGAAAAAGCGCTGGGATGAATCAAAGGCCCTCTGCGATCTGAAGGACCGGACGGCACTCCACAAGGCCGGGGACATGTATTATCAATCCCTGATGAAAGTGGGGAAGACCGGACAACCCCTTGCAGAGATCAAGAACAAGGGAAACACCTGGATGTTTGCGGACATGGCGCTGGAATTCATCCGAGCCACACTCGGGGAAAACCTGAGCGGAGCGGACTGGTGCATCGTGACCACGCCCAGGCGGCGGCACAACAACGGATTCCATTTCGCAACAGCCATCTGTCAAATCATGGCAGACTCGCTGCAGATTCCGTTCTACAAGGATGCAGTTACCTGCATGAACCACAACCGGGTAAATCCGATCTTCGAGCTGAAGGTCAACCCAAAGCAGAAGAATGTGATCCTCTATGACGACATCCTGACGACCGGATGCACGCTCAAGGCCACCAGGGACCTGCTGATCGAAGCCGGGTACACGGTGGTTAACCTGATCTCGATCGACAATCACTGAAGGAGGATATGACCATGGCAACAAAAAAGAACAGTCCTCCCGAAGAGGCAGGAAATCCCGTCAAGAGGACAGTCAAGAAGCCGACGCCAAAGAAATCGACAGCTCCGGCGAAAAAGGCAGCCGAAAAGAAGGAGCCAGTCAAGAAAACTGTCAAGAAGACAGAAGCGCCTCCGGCCGCGAAGAATGATAATCCGCAAGCGGATCAGAAGAAACCGCGTCCAAGGTCTCCAAGAAATGGTGTGGAGCTGCCCATTGGGAAACCCTTTCAGCCCGGGGAAGAACAGCGGGAAAGGTCCAGGTTGGCAGGGAAGCGATCTGCAGAGGTCAGAGCGGCCCGCAAGACGCTCCGGGAGGAGCTGCTGGCGCTGCTACAAGTCACGACCAAGGACTCGGAGGGGAAAGAGCATACCCAGCAGGAGCACATCTCAGCAGCACTGATTAGAGAAGCCCGAGGCGGAAACGTCCGGGCTTTTGAAACGATCCGGGACACGATAGGCGAGAAGGCGCCGGAGCGGATCGAGGCACAGGTAGCCACGCCGAAGTTTGAGAGCCTGGATGCGGCTTTTTCAAAGATGACCGGTGATGCAGAGTGACAGAGCAGGAAAAAGCCACCTGGTTTATTCAGCACCCCGTTGCTCTTTGCCACGAGCTCGGATACCGCCAGATGAATGCCATGCACGGCGAATGGATCCGGAAAATGGTCCTTGGGACAGAGGACATGACACTGCAGGCACATCGTGGCTCGTATAAGACAACCTGTCTCGGAGTATCCATCGCGCTGATGATGGTTTACTACCGGGACAAAAACATTATCTTCCTCCGGAAGACGGATACGGACGTGATCGAGGTCATCAAGAACGTTGACCGGATCCTGAATGAGCCGATCTTCCGGGATATCTGCTATGCGCTGACGGGGAAGGCGCTTGAGGTTGTGCGGTCGACAGCCAGTGAGATCGTCACCAATTATTACTGCGCACCAAGAGGAGCTCCGCAGCTCCTGGGCATTGGTATTTCCGGATCATTGACTGGTAAGCACGCCGATATCGTGATCACGGACGATATTATCAATCTGAAGGACCGCGTCTCCCAGGCAGAGCGGGAGCATACCAAGGCCGTATATCAGGAACTCCAGAACGTCCGCAACCCGGGCGGCCGGATCATCAACACCGGAACACCCTGGCACAAGGACGACGCATTCGCCCTGATGCCGCCTGCCGAGGTTTGGGATTATAAGCGGACCGGCATGCTGAGCGAAGCAAAGATCGCCGAGCTGAAGAAAAGCATGACGCCGTCGCTGTTCGCGGCCAACTACGAACTGCGACACATCGCAGAGGCTGGTGCGCTGTTCACCAAGGCACCGGAGTTCTTTGATAATGACGAGATGCTGCTCGACGGATTAAGCCACATCGACGCAGCCTACGGCGGCGAGGACAGCACAGCCTTCACCTGTGCAAAGCGAAAAGGCGACACGATCTACATGTACGGGAAACTGTGGCACGGTCACGTCGACACTGTGATGGATGCGATCATTTCGGATGCCAACCGCTTCCGCTGTTTCCCGATCTACTGCGAACGGAACGCAGATAAAGGCTACCTGAAGAAGGAGCTCTTCCGGAAAGGCGTGTTCTCCACCGGTTACGATGAAAAAGAGAACAAGTACGTCAAAATTGCTACGTTCCTCCGGAAATGGTGGGACCACATCCTCTGGCATCCGGACACAGATCCGGAATACCTGGAACAAATCATGGACTACACGATCCAGGCTGCGCACGATGACGCACCGGACAGCGCTGCATGCGCAGTCCGGATCCTGGATAAAGGACTATTCGGTTAAAGGAGAGTGAGCCGCGATGGCGAAAAAGCGCAGGCCCGCGCCGCAGGCTGCCAGAAGGACAGCCGCGGTGCAGAATGATAAAAAGGCAGAGTCTCGCCGGGCGATCGACGGCTTTATAAACACGCTGGCGTACCTGGGAGAAGCTTCCGAACTGAACAAAGCCAATGACTATGAACGGCATTCGATAACAAACGATTACGAACTGCTGACGGTCCTGTACCGGGAAAACTGGCTGGCGAAACGGATAATCGATACACCGTGCGAGGATATGACCAGGGCATGGTACACGATTTCTTCCGAGCTCGAGCAGGACAAGCTGGACGAACTGGCAAAGCTGGAAGCGAAGCACAACATCAAGCAGGAAATCACAAACATGCTGCGCTGGGCTCGCCTCTACGGCGGCGCTGCAGCGGTTATGGTTATCAAGGGCCAGGAGGACATGCTGGATCAGCCTCTGGACTTCGATATGCTGGGACCTGGTTGCTTCCGGGGCCTGATCGTTGTTGATCGGGTCCGCGGCCTATATCCATCCCTGGAGCTGGAAGACGATATGGATGATCCGGAATTCGGGTATCCGAGGTACTACAACGTGATCCTGGACGATACATCCGGAGAGACGCTGCAGATCCACCACAGTCGGCTTCTGATGGCCAGGGGACGGATGCTGCCGATCCAGGAAGAGGTCAACGAAGAGTACTGGGGAGCCAGCGAGATCGAACACGTATACGAAGAGCTCCAGAAGCGCAATGCAACCAGCGCCAATATCGCGCAGCTGGTCTTCCAGGCGAATGTGTCAGCCATGCGAATCGGCAACTTTGGCGAAGCGCTTGCGATGGGCACTGAAGAGCAGAAGCGCAAAGTCATGGAGTCCATCTACAACGTAAACCGGATCAAAAACAGCTTCGGTCTGCTGCTGATGGGCAACGAGGACAGCTACGAGCAGCATCCGTACTCGTTTGCGGGCATCGCCGAAGTGTACGAGTCGTTCATGATGGATATGGCCGGTGCCGCAGAGATACCGGCCACCAAGCTGTTCGGCCGGTCTCCGCAGGGCATGAACGCCACCGGCGAGTCCGACATGAAAAACTATTACGAGATGCTGGCCCAGCTGCAGGAGCGGAACTTGCGCCCTGCAATGGAAAAGCTGCTGCCGGTGATGGCCATGAGCCTCTGGGGCACAATCCCGGAGGATATGGAGATCGTTTTCGAGCCTCTGATGACCACGACACCGGATCAGCGGGCAGACATCATGTCCAAGCAGGCCGGAGCGATCATCCAGGCTTTTTCCGCAGGCCTGATCTCCCAGAAGACCGCGCTGCTTGAGCTCCAGGAACAGGGTAAATCCATCGGAGCCTGGACCAATATCACGGACGAGGATATCGAAAACGCAGAAGATCAGGTTGACTCCGGAGAAGAGATGCAGGATCCCATGGGCATGATGGGTCCTGGAGGCCCGGGAGCAGGTGGCGCTCCTGCTGGACCAGGGGCAGCACCGGAAGGCCAGGAAACACCGCCTGATGGCCCGGGAACGCCTCCCCAGGCGCCGGGAACTCCGCCAGAAGGCGAGCAGCCCGAGCAGGACTCGCCGGACGTTGACCTGGAGAAGGTCCATGAGCTGAAAGAGCGGATTCGTCGGATCAGGGCCAAAGGTGAGGTGGATCCGGAAGAGGATACACCCACACTGAAAGAACGCGTCCTGAAGGCTGCCCAGAACGGCGATATTTCCGCAGCACGAGCCGCTTTGGAAGAATACAAAGCCGCCCAGCAGGCAGAGCAACCGCAGAAAGACGTCGATCCGAAGCGCAGCAGTTTCATCGGTGATACGCTGCGGCGAGTTTTCCGTTTCTTCCGCGGCGACGAATGGCAAGAGAGCAAGCATCCACGAGGGAAGGGCGGTAAATTCGCTCCAAAAGGCAGCGGCAGCAGTGTTTCTTCGGAAAACGAAGAAAATCCGTCTTTCGAAACTGTTGCTAATAGTCCGCAAGCAGGATATAATGGCAGTGGGTCCACAAAATCTTCGCTTGTGAAGACTGTTGCGAAGAAATTCCGGGAAACGTTCCATGCAGCCAAGGCTGCTGTCGCTAAGGAACGGCCGGAAATCGCATGGAGAGTGGACAGCACCTACACAGACAAGGATTACGAGGGCATGGATTGCTACACCACGCCCGGCGGGTCCGCTGTAGCGGTTCACGACGGCGACATTGTGAGCGTCTGCGGGAAGCCCGGAGATAAGGTCCGCGGGAGTCAGCTTCTCAAGCACGCCGTCGAAATGGGCGGAAAGAAGCTGGACGCTTTCGGCGGTCTGTACGGATTCTACGCAAAGAACGGCTTCGAGCCCGTCAGCTGGTGTAAGTTCGATGAACAGTACGCGCCGGACGACTGGGTGAAGGGACGCGACGCGCCGGAGCCCGTGATTTTCTGGAAGTACACGGGCCGCAGCTACGACGAAATCACCAGGGACCATGGCAAATCGGACAAAGAGTTTACCCAGAAGGTGAAAGCGTCCGCTGGATATGACGACGCCAAAGACGTCCGAGACAAATCAATGGAGGGATAAGCATGGAAGAGCGCACTTACGAGAAATTCCGTCAGCTTGTTAAGGACAAGCTGCGGAAGAACCTTGCTGCCTGGGATCTTTCCGAGGAAGATCTTGAAAAATACATGCAGCAAGAAGAAGAACAGATCAAGGGCGCTTATGACGACTATCTCAATCCAGATGAGGGCGACATGAGGGCGGACGACGTCCGGTTTGACGTCGGAGCCAGCACGATTGCCTACTGCCTTGAGATGTGCTATTAACCAACCAACAACCGAGAGAAGCTCGACGGTCCGCCGCCGGGCTTTTCTTGTGCCCTCAAAACAGCCCCAGCCAGATCCGGGTGTTTTCCTCCGGCACCTGCGAGATGGTGCGTCAGCGGGGAGGCTGGGGCCTGGTAAGCCGTAAGCCAGACCGGTTTGCCTGTCCGGTCTTTTTGGTGCGCAGAGGTAGAACAGCTTCGTCGGCAGTCTTCTTCATGAATTGAATCTCCTTCAATACATGCGCTCAAATGGGCATAAAATCCTTTGCCCAGCCATTTCTCAAAGGAAGTGATCAGATGCCGATTGTCAGCAAAAGCGAGGAAAGGCGCTTCTGGAAAGACCTCTGCAAGGTTTTCAACGGCCTGATTAACAGCATAAAGGCGAACGGCACGTCGGTTCTGACGGAAGGAAGCCTGGAATACAGAAGGTTCATGCAGTCTGATCCAGTAAGCCGGTTCCTGGACAGGATCATCGGAAGGATGGTCCGGGAACAGCGGCGTGTAAGCGCGTCATCCTGGAAGGAAGCGGCAGCAAAATCCACAAACGGACGGCAGCTGTACGAGCTGGTGTCCGGCGAAATGAAAGGGCCGGTAGGAGCTCGTGTCCGACAGCTGATTGCGGAAAACGCCGCTTTTATCAAAACGCTGCCTGAAGAATGGGCGAAGTACGTCACCCAGTACGCAGCCAGGGAGGCGCTCAGAGGGAAACGCCCCGATGCAGTAGAGGCCGAGCTGCGTAAGATTATCCCGGAACACATTGCTGGGAACCTGAGGTGCATTGCCAGGACGGAATGCGCGAAGGCCAATGCGGCCATCGTACAGGCCCGGGCAGAGGCCTGCGGGATCCATGCGTATATCTGGCGCAGCGTAAAGGACGAACGGTCCAGAGACGCGCACGCGGACATGGACGGCGTCCTGGTCTTCTATAACGACCCGCCGAACCCGGAAGCGCTTTTCGGAGGAGCAAAGCCGTACGGGAGTTATCACGCAGGCGACACATTCAACTGCAGGTGCTACCAGGAACCGGTCGTGGATATGTCGTTCCTGCCGGACATTATCGTGGTCCATGACCATGGAAGCCTCCGGAGAATGACCCGGAAGCAGATCGAGATAGAATTCGGGAAAATAGCGTAAGGGGGTGGCCGGATGGGTGTTGGGAAAATAGTTCGCGGGATCATGAAGTTCCTGGGAAAAGACGAAGCCATCCGGCAGACGAATCGCCTCCTGAACCTTGACGGAGGTCCCGGATCTGGGAACTTTGGTCATAAGGGAAGGCCCGGGAAGGTCGGCGGCAGCGGCGAAGGCGGTGGATCTGCTTTCCGGACGACTTCCGGAGGCACCTACGTCGGCGTGCAGAAGGCAGCTGCATTCAACGGCATCAAGAAGGTAGCGCAGAAGTCCAAGGACGCTCACGAGTTTATCGACAGCCTGGACAAAGGCCAGCGAGACATGGTCGCCGCCCAGTACCGGCAGTCCGGCTCAAAGGAAGGGATCATGAATTATACTGAGCGCCTGCGCCAGCTCATGTGCTCCCAGAAACCGCAGAAGACGGTTCCATACAAGATGGTCGAAGGCAAAAACATCTCAGAAACAGCCGAATGGGACGGAAAAGCCTACACCGAGCCGAAATTCGGACAAGTTATCGACACCGAGATCGAGAACGCGATTGTACAACAGGGATTTAACGGTCCTCCGAAAGTTGTCTCTCAGAAAGAGATCATGGATATCATCGACAAGCATCCGGAAATGCCGGTTCTGTTTCGGTCTTATGCGGCCCTGGGAGATGAAGCGATCCAGGCATACGACGATATGCTGGAAAACGGCGAATGGTACGTTGACTGTTCGAACGGCGGCGCGCAATACGGACAGGGCATGTACTGTGCCGGTGTGTATGGAAGCTCTGATTACAGCGGTGCGCTTGAGGAAATGCAGCATTATCGGAGCGTTTCGATGAAAAACGCGAGAGCCAGATGGTTCCCGCAGCTGGAAGACGGAGAAGACCAGATACAGGTAGACGGGAAGTCGGTCGTTTTCCGTCAGGCAGACATGAAGAAAACAGGAGAGGCAAAGCCTCCGGAAGCCGTTGAAGTTGTTGCGATGGTGAAATCAACATGGACAGTTGAAGCGGCAAAGGGATACTTTATGCCAGCTGATCCGGAAGACCCGGACAGCCCCCTGGAATTCACATACTACGACGACGAAGAAGGCCATAAGACCATTCCGGCAGATAAGGTTCCATACTGGGGGCCGATCAGTCGGACGGAAACGCCTCCGGCAGCATCCGCATCTACGCGCATGATGACGCTGGATCCGAGTTCGAAGATCATTTCCTACAAAGACCTGGTCGAAATCGGCCGGAAGTCGGAAAACATCATCAAAGAAGACAAGAAAAGAAGATCCGAAGAAGAGGATCAGTTCTTTGGCGAAGAGCTTACCGACGATGCGACATGCGAGCGGATTCTATACAGGACAATGATGGGAATGGGCGCCGGAGATCTTAGTTCCGAAGCAATAGAGAAAGTCGTCGCGTGGAAGAACAGCCACAAAGAACGCCTTGCGGAAATCACGGAGTTCGTCAATCAGCAAAACGAGAAAACCAATAAGGCCCGCGAGGAAGCGAAGAAATACGAAAGGTTCGCCAGCATGGATCCTGGCGTGCTTGCGACATATCTTGGATACGACGCGATCAACGCAGAAGGCCATGGTGAAACGAACAGCTATACAGTCGTCCTGAATCGGACAAAGCTGATTATCAGCCAGTCCAGGGTCGATATGGCCTCATAAGGAAGGAGGTGGACGAATGAAGTTCAGCAGAAACCCCGTTACAGGGCAGATGGAAATCTATACGGACGAGGGCGTTTATGTTGGCATCATGTCCACCTTCGGCGATTCCTTCGTGCATGAAGGCGAAGGCCAGCCGGGCGAGGATGGTGGGCCCGGCTCTGGTAATTTCGGTCACAAAGGCAGACCTGGCAAAGTTGGAGGCTCCGGCGCTGGCGGCGGGAAGCAGTATCGCGGCGGAAGATCCGACATTGGGTATTTCAGCAGCCGGAAAGACTGGCTGAACGGTCTCCAGGGAGAAAGACAGCATGCAGCTGTCCGGATGATAGCGAACGCTAAGAAAAACTATGATGCCAGGCTTTCCGTGAAACAGAAAATCGAGTCGCTTTACAACCGCGGATACCTCACGCGCGGGGAAGCGGATGAGCGGATCAAGGAAGCAGATCTCGACAAAATCCGGGAGAATATGAGCCCGGAAGAGTATGTCCTGACTGAGGGGGACCGTGGAGACAGACAGGACCTGCTGAAAATGATGAAAGAATCCCGTTCCTGGGACGAAACCAAGCAGCGGCTGATAAACGAGAACCTGTCGGACGATGAAAAGAAGATCTACGAGGCCATTGAGAATGCCGATTTGAGCCAGGTAGACGTTCCGACCGGTGCAAAGGTCGAGGATATCCGGACGCTGCTGGAGGCAAAGGCAATGGGCACCATAGAATCCGACATTGATGTTCCGGACGATGTCCAGTACATCATCGGAACCAAAGAGCCCCCGGCGCCTGTCACAAAGATCCCGCAGAATTCTGATGAAAACAATGCCTGGATGGATGGACAGCCCCGGGAGAAACAGGAATACATGCTTGGCATTGCAAGAGGGCTTGGAATCAACCCGCAAGCTTTTGGTGGCGATATTGCCATGAACTACGCAGAGAACCGCATGATGGGGCAAGTCTGGAACGGAAGCGAGAACGCCACCCTGGAATACAGCCGCTACCTTGACGCTAAAGATAAAATGCTTGGCCTTGGTTTTTATAAGCGATGCGAGGAAGCAGCGGCGACCAGTGAAGCGGTGCAGATCGGAAACCTCAAAGACAGGCCGTCACTTGTTATGGGGCTGTTCCTCAAGTCGCTGGCCGATGAACAGTTGGAAGACAATCCGACAACGTCCGTCGCACTGCACGGGGACATCCTCGAGACCGGCTTCCTGCAAGACAAGAGCGTTCCGAAGGACGCAAAGGCAGCTTATCTGCAGCTGAAGTCCATTGCGCTCGGGCAGGAAACGCATATGGTCCGTCAAGAAGATATAGCAGATAGCCTGCATAAATATATGAACGAGCGGAAGCAGCGACGCCAGGAAGAAAAAGAGTACGGTCCAAAGCGTGCCAGGTTCAAGCAGGACAGGGAAACCCGCCAGAAGGCCTATAAGGCAGCCACGAGCGCCACACAGGTCGGGGAAGAGATGCGAAAGAGCGGCATGTTCCGCAACGGCAGCGATGTAAAGCTGTCCAAAACGGACCTGAGATGTGCACAGGAGACCGCAATGGCTTACGAAAATGTCATGGACCGGTATCCGTTCCTAATAGGGAAACTTTCCGGAATCGACGAAAACGAGACAGGGAGCTACAACACATACGCTTCCTGCAGCATGAGAGTTGGAGGCGGGATACACCTCAACGCTGGCGACAGGTTCTTCGGGAACTTCAACGGGCTGATCTCGAACTATGACGGAGACGTCAAAAGCGGGTATCATCCGGCAGGAACAAACGGCACGTCCGTTATCACCCACGAACTCGGACATTCGTTGGACGGTTACCTCTCCCAGTTGGGCGTGAATGGAGCAAAATTATTCAGCACAGATGCAAGAGCTTTCTCTGGTATTTTAAGGCGCAGCGTGTTAAAATCACTTAAGATGACAAAAGCCTCCGTTGCTAAAGAGCTCAGCCGCTACGCAGATAAAAATGCCCACGAGTGGTTTGCTGAGTGCTTCGCAGAAGGAATGACATCGGAAAATCCGCGGCCCATGGCAAAAGAGTGCATGAGGCAGCTGGATGAAATTCTTCGGAAGGAGGGACTGATCAATGCCTGATTACTACGAGCAGTATTGTGATTGGATTGACTGGTCTGTTTACGACGGGCTCTCCATTGAAGAGTCTGACGCGCTGGAAGAGGAACACGTTGAAAAGTATGGACTGAACCACGTTCTCAGGCCGGACGCGCCGAAAGAGGCCGTGGAGGCCTGGAAAGCGGATGCCAAACAGACACGCGAAGCCAGAGAGGCCGGTATAATCATCAACTGACATCGGACCACTCGGGAGGTATCAAGATGGCACATAGCAGGAGATCTTGGATTGAGCAATGCGAAAAAGAGGTAAATCTTCTGTCAAATCTCCCGGATGATGAAAAAAGCGACGGATGGGAGGCTGCGCTGCTCGAAGCCAAGAAAAGTCTTGAGCAGGCTTTGTTTGATTATGTTATCAATGGATGCAGCGACACTTCCTTTATTCGAGGAGCATTCCCTGAGCTAAGCGCAGGTTATGACGAGGAAAGCTACGAGCTTCTGGACGAGAAGATAAGGGTTCTGAGAGAAATAGCTTCATCCGGACTCGATTGTGATTACTTGTCGATCGACGGGTTCGACGACATACTCGAAGGAAAAGCACCAGGAGTAAGAACGATGGCTTTCGATTAATTATTTGAACATCTCTTCAGCGACGTGACTGAATGATGTAAAAAGGCGGCCCGCTTGACACGAAACCGCCCAGTGCCGCATAATGACGTTGAGACGAGCGACCTGCTGGTCAAGGAAACCAGAAAGCCTCCGGGTAGTTGCCCAATCTACCCAGAGGCTTTTATCGTGCGCCGCCAGGCGTACAATCAACACAGCCCGACACGCTATAGTGCCGGGCTTTTATCATGCCAAAAAGGAGGAAAAAGCCTTGAGCGACAAATACATCAAAGTGCTGCGAAAACTCGCCCTGGACCGCAGCCTGGACGCCAGAACGGCGGAACGCTTGCTGAATGCTCATGACGGCGATTGGAACGAGGGAGATCATCCGCGGGGTAAAGGCGGTAAGTTTGCTCCGAAGGGGTCCGGATCTGCATCCGGAGGCGGCAAGAGCGAGAGCGGCACCGTCGTCGGAGGTACCGGCGCCAGCGGGACGATTAAAGCCCCGGCCAAATCCAGTCCCCCCCCCAGGAAGGCCGAGAAGGGATCCGGAATCGCCGGAATGGTGCGCGCAGCCAGGATCACGAAGGCCGGAGAGGCGTCCATGGGAAGCAAATGCGCGGAGATGGACTCCGGAAGCCGTTTTGCTGCCAAACCCGGAGAGATGCGCGAAGGACCGAAGTTTGCCGAAGGATCTGCCTTCAATAATCCGAAGACCGGCACGCCGACCAAGAACCTTCCGAAGGGTACAGGAGCAACCAGGCTGAAAGTCGGAGACCTATACAGCGAGAAGAAGCCAGATGCCAAGCATACGATCAACCAGTATCTTGACAGCAACGGAAACCTTACGCCGGAACGCGAAGAGCTCCACGCGCAGTGCGTTGATAATTTGTTTGCCGGGAAGAAGCCCAAGGGTCCCGGCGAGAAGAAGACGTTCACGATGTTTGGAGGAGGATCCGCGGCTGGCAAAGGCGGTCTGAGCGATCCGAAGCGGTGCGGAACCTTCAAAAGCAGCTTCTTCAAGAATGGAACGCCCAGCAAGGATAGCGTAGCGACGATAGACTCCGACGAGCTGAAAAAGGACATTCCGGAATATCGGGAGATGCAGGAAACGGACGCCGATAACGCCGCAGCCGTTGCTCACGAGGAAAGCTCCGCAATCGCAAAGCGCGCCATGCAGGCCGCATTCGAAAACGGATATGATTGCACCTTGGACGGCACCGGAGACGGGACTGTTGACGGAGTCAAGAAGAAAATCGCACAGGCCAGGGCATATGGATACGAGGTAAACGCCTGCTATGTGACCTGCCCGACGAATCAAGCTGTAAAACAGGCCAAAGAGCGGGCCGCCAGGACGAATCGAAACGTAAAAGAAAGCACGGCCCGCAGTATCCACC